ATGGCAATTTTGAAATTTAACATTGTTTATGACAGAAAGCACGCCACGGAAGAAGGAAAGCCCGGTTCTGTGGAAATTAGGTTTAGTCTGAGTCGCAAGCAGAAGTACTTCGCGACTGGCATAAGAATCGCCCCCAACGAGTGGGACAATAACAAAAACAAGGTCGTTCGCCGTACAGACAAGGACGAATTGAACAAGCGTCTTGCAGTTCTCTGCACAAAGGCCGACCAGATTGTAAGCAAGTCTTACAGCGACGACAACTTCGATTTTAACTCTATCACCAAGCTCTATCAAGGCGAACGTGCCGAGGAAATGGATTTTCCTACCTACTGTGAGCAGCGCACCCTCAAACGGCGTGTGTCTGAAAGCACTAAGACTCGCTACCGTGTCTTCACCCGCTTCTTGCGCTCATGGGGCAAGATAAATTCCTTCACTGACCTTACCGTCGCCAACATCCGTGCGATGGACGAATACTTGCATACTCGCGAGATAGGACAGTCCACCATCTACAACTATCACAAGTATCTGAAACTCTTCATTAACGATGCAGTCATTGACAACCTTGTGCAGGAAAATCCGTATCGTCGCCTTAGCTTCAAGATAAGCCGTGGCGACAAGAAGTATGTCGATTGCCTCACCGTGGAGCAATTCGATGCCGTCCGCAATCTCACCGTTTCCACGGCTCACCTCTGCAAGGCTCGCGACCTTTTCCTATTCCAGTGTTACACCGGGCTTGCGTATGCTGACCTCATGGCGTTCGACTTCAACGAGTGCGACCTTATCGACGGTAAGTATTTTTATCACGACCGCCGTGCCAAGACTGACGTTGATTTCGTCCTTCAGCTTCTCCCCCAGGCTGTTGACATTCTCGCCAAGTACGGCAACAAGCTGCCTACGCTCTCAAATCAGCGCTACAACGACTATCTGAAGGTCATAGGTTCTATGATAGGTGTCGACAATCTCCATTCTCACATGGGACGTGCCACGGCAGCTACGATGTTCCTCTCCAAGGGAATGCCTATCAATGTTGTGTCTAAGGTTCTCGGACATACCAATCTTCGCCAGACACAACGCTACGCACGTACGCTGTCCCGTGACGTACGCTCGGCATTCAATAACATCGAAGATAAATTCTAAGCAATACCACACAGCGACCCTTGGAGAGTCGCTGTTTTTTTTATTTTTCCCACAGACGAATCACCGCAATACATATCCTCTTGTACGTTAAATTTGCGGTATGAATGATATTAGAAGCGTTATAATAGCAGTTACCGGGGCGTTCTTCGCCTTATTGAGTCCCATTCAGGACTTCATGGCAGGTATGCTCATACTCTTTGTCGTCAACTTCGTCTTCGGCTTGCTCGCTGCCATATTCAACGGTGAGGATTGGTCGTGGCGCAAGGCTGGAATGTGTTTCATCTATTGCCTTATCTTCTTCGCTACGGCAGCATCGATGTTCATCGTCGGGCACTTTATGCACACCGAAGAACAAGCACTCGTCTGCGTCAAATACGTTTGTTTCGCTGCCATTTATCTTTTTGGCACCAACATAGTACGCAACTGGCGAAGTCTATGCACACCTGGCTCAACATGGCACAAGCTCACATCGCTTCTCTATTATATTCTTACAGTTAAGTTTGTGGAGAAATTCGAGACATTCAAACATTTATCACCCGAACCAAATAACGACGAAACGAAATGAAGATAACCCGACAGCAACTCATTCAGATAGCTCCTGCTTCCGAGCCTTATGTTGACAAGTATATCAACTATATCAACGGCTATGCAGAAGCCTTTCATATTACCACTCCTCTTCGTATGTGCCATTACCTCGCACAGATTCTCCACGAGTCTGCCTGCCTAAAGCACACCGAAGAACAAGGCCCTACCCATTACTTCGACAAGTACGATACCGGACGACTCGCCAATAGACTCGGCAATACCCCACAGAAGGATGGCGACGGATACAAGTATCGAGGTCGTGGACTTATCCAAATCACAGGACGTGCCAACTATACTGCTTACAATAATTCACGATACTGCAAGGGCGATGTTGTCAACCATCCTGAACTCCTCGCAAAGCCTCTCGGTGCTGTCAAGTCTTCTATGTGGTTCTTCGACTCACATAATCTCAACAAGTATGCCGACAAGGACGACATCGTCAAGATAACCAAGGTTATCAACGGTGGAACAAATGGTCTTGATCAGCGCCGTGCCTTACTCGAAAAGGCAAAGAGTGTTCTTCTTGAAAATTAAAAGCTATGGATATAGACAACAATGCTAAGCGCGACTGGCTACGCTCAATAATCAGCGATTTCTATTGGTTTGTAGTGATAATGACTATATGCATAGGGATTATCATATGTTGTTCCAGCTGTTCCTCCTCCCGACCCGTAGTCCTCGAACGTACTCTTCATGATACGGTGCATATCAACAATATCCGCCTTGACAGCGTCTATATGCACGACTCCATTTACTTCGAGTCCATTGTCAAGGGCGATACCATCTATCGCACCAAGGTGATTACCCATTGGTGCAACCGTATTTCTATCAAGCACGATACTGTCTACGCTGCCAGAGAGAATAAGACGGAAGTCCCCGTCCCGGTAGAACGTAAGCTACCATTATGGAAGCAGCTCGCCCCGCCTCTCTATCCGATAGTCTTTATTATTATAATAGGTATAATAAGCATGATATGGCTTATACATAGAAAGAAATAACCTCATGGGAGTTCTCTTAAAATCCATCCGCAAGATTCTCGTCGAACTTATCGACCGCATCGACAGTGGCGAATGTGCCACCACCGACGAGCAGGAACGCATGTTTCTCGACCTCTGCACGATGATTGCCGACAAGGAACGTCGTGTCTCCAAGTACGAGGCTTGCCGTTACCTCAATATGTCACGCGCCAAGTTCGACCGCTACGTATCTGAAGGACGCATCCCGCACGGGCGCAAGTCCCCGGGGTTCAAGGAACTCTCATGGAGTCTTGCCGAACTCGATAGTCGCAAACTAAATAAGTGTTAGAGTTTTATTTTTGTCATAATCGTTTGTAACCGTTCTGTTGTGATAACAGAGCGGTTTTTCTTTGAGCATTATCCTCCTCATTTGAGCATCGTTAGGCGACACCTTATATAATAAGTAAATTTGCTTCAAGTCCCAATGTTGGGGCGAAACCTAAACTTTTATTATTATGTCTGAAACAAAAACTTATGTATTCGGCAATGATGGCCAGTGCGGTGGCGGTATGATGTCGCTTCTTGCTCCTCTCCTCCAGCGCAACGGGCTTGATCCTAACCTTCTTCTTGCTATGAACAAGAACGGCAACGGTTGGGGCGACGGTAGTGGCTTCATGTGGGTTATCTTCCTGTTCTTCCTCATGGGATGGGGCGGTAACGGTTGGGGTGGCTTCGGTGGCAACGGACGTGGTGCCATAGCCAACGAAATCAACAACGACTACGGACGCTCTCTCCTCATGGATGCTATCGGTGGCAACCGCAACGCTCTGTCTAATCTCGCTACTCAGCTCAACTGCACCGAAGGACAGATTCAGTCGGCTATCTCGGCTCTCACTTCACAGGTTCAGTCTGTAGGCAATCAGGTAGGTATGAGCGGTATGCAGACTATCAACGCTCTCCAGCAGGGTAATATGCAGATTGCCCAGCAGCTCGCCAACTGTTGCTGCGAGAATCGTCTTGCTACCTGCCAGCAGACCAACACTCTCCAGTCTGCCATCAACAACGTAGCTACCGGACAGGAGCGTGGCTTCGCTAACGTGGCTTACGAGACCCAGCGTCAGACTTGCGACCTTCACAACGCCATCAAGGACAGCACACAGACTATCGTCAATGGTCAGCAGCAGGCTGTTATGCGCGAAATGCAGAACAAGATTGACGCTCTGCGTGAAGAGAATAGCACCTTCAAGTCGTCTGCAATGACTTCACAGATTGTCGGCCAGGCTCTCGCTCCCGTCAATGCCGTTCTTGCTGGCTTGCAGAAGGAGGTGGGCGAAATCAAGTGCGCTCAGCCTAACACCGTGACAGTTCCCTATCAGCCGTTTGTTACTGTTCCCAACTGTGTCGCAGCTCAGTACGGCCTTTACGCCAATGCCAACGCTAACGGCTTTTGGGGTTAACGAGAAAGGAGGGTTCTATATGACACCTATTTGGAATTATCCCTTCTCTTGGGTCAACCGTCGTGGTTCAGCTGCCGTGGCTTCCACTGCCGTAGCGGTCTCTACTACAGCTGTCACGTTCTCCTTCCGCAACCATGCTTTCGCATCGGTCAACTATCGCGGAACGGTCTTCGTTAAGCTGGCTCAGACCATCCCTACCGGGACTACAGGCACGCTCCCCATTCTCTTCGAGACCAATGGAGCCACCCAAGCCGTAACCAAGTACAACGGCGCCCCTCTTACCGTCGCCGACCTCCCAGGCACTGGCATTTACCAGTTTTGGTTCGAGCGCGACACTAACACCCTTCAACTCATGTCATGACGGGTATTGTCTAACCATTTCTAAAAGAAAGGATTTCTTATGTTCAGCGGTTTGCGTACCAACAGCATCTTCTATGTGCTCGACAAGAACAGCGAGCCTAAATTACAGATAGGACAGGTTGTCTCTGTCTCCAACCCTCAGCCCAAGTTCCCCACCTATCAGCCCGGACAGTTCTCTCCTCAGCCTATGGAGTCTGTCGTGGATATTCGTGTGAAACTTCCTGACGGCGAAATGGAGTTCAAGCAGCTGCCCTCCAATGGCCAGATAGCCAACTCTGGCTCTCTTGTCGTTTCCGAGTCGCGCGAGGCTATGTCTGCTGAGGTCGAGGCTATGCTTCGGCAGTCGCGTCAGATTCTCGACAGCGTCGACTATCATCGTTCCGTCGTATCTTCGTGCGAGACCATGCTTTCCCAGCTCAATCCTCAGATTGCAGAGAAGAAGGCGCAGGAGCAGAAAATCTCCCAACTCGAAACCAAGATGTCCGGTATTGAGGGTACTCTCTCCAATATCCAGGGCATGCTTGCGCAGGCTCTCAAACCTAAGGCATAAGGCGTCCTTTCTTTTTGAAACTTAAAATCATTACGACTATGAACTATATTGTTGAAATCACCGAGGACAAGTTCTCTGAACTCACCGAGAACGCCGAGAAAATGCTTCGCTATGGAGGCAAGGTCATGTCCTGTCTCGACTCTATCAAGCGTGAGCGCTATGGCGAGCGCAGTCCTATGCCCGACTATCGCAGCTCCGACTACCGCAACCAGCGTCACGAACCAGAACGTGACGACTATCCCGACTATCGCCGTCCACGCGAACGTCGCGACTATGATTATTAATGTCTAACCCGAGGAGAATGTCATAAAAGGCATTCTCCTCTTAATCCCTATTCTTCAAATGAAACCTCGTCAGTCCCTTTCTCAGTACGACTACCGTCCTCCCGAAATGCTTGCCTACCTCCGTCATTACGGCTATCATTTCTCACGCCGTATGCACGACTTCGCTGTCTCTCGTATGCGTCGCGACAACAAGCCTATCACGCCTTGGACTAAGGAGAAGGTCGAGCAGACTCTTCATAAGTACGGCATCGTTCTCGACAATGCCATTGCCTACGACCATGTCTACGTCCTGAATATGGCTCTTGCCGACTTCTACGGTTCTTCCATCACCGATGAACGTGCCCTTGCTCTCTTTGTCAAGGACTACGTCGATGATGAAGATCAGCCCGACGGATTTGTCTTCAACCGCTTCTATGCCGATTGCGCCCTTTCCGGTACGCCAATCCCATGGGAAGACGTATTAGACCCCTCATAGCCTATGCGCTCGCAACAAATTCACCTCCCTTCCTACGATTGGACGGTGCAAATCTTCTACAATGTCCCTCCCTTCAAGGTTGACATTATCCGCAGACATCTTCAATCTCTCGGCTGTCATTCGCAGCCCCTTGAAGATGCCTGCCTCCTTGTGTCCCAGTCCGTCCCCGACACTGCTTTCACCTATACCAATGTCTCTCTCCACCGCACCCTTATCGTTCTCTGTCCTCCGTCTTCTCCCTCTCAGTTCCTCAATACCCTCACCCACGAACTTCTCCACGCTGTCACCCACATTTCCGATTATTACAGTATTCCTCTCAATACAGAATCCCCTTGCTATCTCCTCGGCTCTCTCGCGCAAGCCTCTTATCCCGTAGCTAAACACTATTTGTAAAACGTTTTACACGACTTTTGCAAAATAATCTTGTCTGTATCATTGATATTTAGTACTTTTGCAGCAATATTATAATCATAAGATACAAACATGCTAATTATTGTATTAATAATTTTTCTTCTTCCTCTTGTTGCTCTATTTTATTATTGGGTTACTTCCAATGATAACAGCATAAAGGAAGCCATAAGTAAGGTTGAAGCGAATGGGTTCAAGGAAATATGTAATTCCAAAAAAGGACTCGCAAAGGCTTTAAATATTCCAATTGAAAGGTTAGACGTATATGAAAATATGTATAAAGAATGGACATCGGTCGTGGCGAAAAATAAAGAATTTAATAAAAATGTAATCAATGCCTATGATACATTTATTCGTATAGCTCCAGATGTAAAAGAATGGACAGCCTTTGTGAATTACAAATTACGTGGTGACCTTACTCCAAATGAGATTAATGAAGCAAAAAGATTAAATATAGACATTTCTCATTTTAGTAGATATAAAGAAAATTTACTACAGATAAAGTCTGTAGAGCAACGATATGGTATTAACAGCAAACAGTATAAAGCTGCTTATTCCTTCTTTTTAGATAGAACTGAGAATGTTGATGAATGGGAGCGTTTTTTAAGAATATATAAATAATGAAAACAATTTTTCTTGCAATTTCTTTTTCATTCCTCGCATGCACTACAAGCGATAGCGTCTACGTCTGTACTGGACCACAATCCCGACGCTACCACAAATCCGCATCATGCAAAGGCTTGCGCAACTGTAGCCGAAAGATAAAGAAAATCAGTCTCGAACAAGCTAAGATGTTACACAAAACTCCATGTCACATTTGTTATAAACATTAAAAACAGAATAGTATGAAACAATGAAAAGAGTTAAGCTTTGGCAATTTGTAGTGGTTCTATTTATTTCTGCATTCTGAGAAAGAAGTGGCCGATGATAAGAAGCAGGTGGACTTCGCTAACCATAATATTGAGATTATTATACAGGAGGCGGTTGCTGACTTGGATTGAATCGAGTAAAGAAAATAAAGGGAGAGGTAACTCCTCCAAATTATCCCAGGCTTAGATAGGCTTAACCAGGCTCAGTAAGGCTCATTACTCTATTCCTCAATACTCAATAAAAAAAGCACGAAGGAAAACCAATCCCTCGTGCTCTTTTTTCTTACTTCCCAAACAGCAAATCTATCTCCCCGTTGCTTATTGACTCTATAGCTCCTTGCGTCACAGGAGTTATTGTAGTCCCATTGCCAATATATAGCATAGGTTTACTGTTATCCTTCAGCGAGTACAGGCTGCCATTCTCAGGAGTACCATTGCCAAAGCCCTCCTTGCGCATTTCCTTCCAGCTCTTATAGTATTTACGAGTGCCAGTATCACTTTCAATAATACACAGCACAAAGCGATTCATCTTACTCAGAAATACTACAAAACCGCTCCCACTGCTTGGTGTGACATTCTCTATCAGAGTCACACTATCATTGTTATACTCCTCAAAGATAGGAACATCAACCAGTACCCCAGACTCATTTGCTTGCTTCAGTTCTTGACATGTCTTCTTGTCTTCACTTGTCATAAGTCCGTGCTTACTCTCAGTGGCATCCCATAGTTGATTGTCCCTAATCTTTGTGTTCTCATCCAGCATTGCCACACCATCCGCCACACCTTCCCTGTCAGTAGTATTGCTCTTGATCAGAGCCTTTACCTTATCAGTGTAATGTCTTAATCCGTTCTCTCCTACAAACTTTGCCATACCTTCTGTTTTTAGATAATACCTGATGATAGTCCCCAATAAGTCAAGAACGTCCAACCTATAGCTGCCACCTCTGCAATAAACAGTGCATACCTTCTGAGTCCCTTAATATATGCAATGCCTATCACATAAGCAACAATAGCTGCAATAGTCATAATAAAGTTAGCACTCAGACACCAGCCAATCCCTGCCATAGCACATATTGTAGCAGCAGCCTTATGCACCCCTCTGTCCTCATTCATAAACCTTGGAGCAGCACCTACAAACATCAGCCCTCCACAGGCAAGGAAAGCCAGACATTGCACGCCCTTTTCACAGTCCAGCAGACACATGAGCATCAACATGCCTACAGACATCATGACAACTTGAAACACCCATCCACTTTTACCAAGCAGATAATAGATAGACGATACCATTTCTGGTATACCACATTTCTTAATCACTACAATCAGCATCACCACAAACAGCAATGCTGCAATAATACTTAGTCCTATCATAATCCTAAATCCAAATTAATATTCAACATTGAACCTCAGCTTCTCTGGATAACCACTCTTGTAGTCATACCTCATAGCATCCTCCACACTCTCCAGTTTCTCCACAGCAGCCTTATGACGTGCAGTTGCATTGAAGCAGTCAAAGGCATAATTTTCAAGCTGTAGACGCAGCTGTTCAGCCTTGTCACATGGCAGAGTAATAGGCACACCGTCAAACCACCAAGTGATTTCCTTGAATCCTAATGCCACCTTGTCTGCAATGTTCTGCTGAAAGCCCATGCGTTCCTCCTTCTTAGCCCAAGTACGTATGCCATTGATATAGAAGCTGTTCACATTTTCCGACTCATCATACTTGTCTATATATGCCAGCAGTGTCTCTTTCATTGCCTTCAGCACATCCTCGCCAAGCCCTTCGGCTATCTCCTTTATCTCTTCCATGCTTGCTGGTTCTCCACACTCAACAATCTTCTCTATCACGCTGCTCATCCTTGGCTTGTAGAAAAATGCTTCAACCCAGTAGTCACAAAGAGGCAGTTCCTTTTCCTCCCCTGTCTCTTCATTCTTTTCTGTCTGTATCTTCTTTGCCCATGCAATGTGATACATGTATTCGCTTTTCTTTTCAAACGCCTTGAAATCAGCGGTTTTTCCAAATGATTTTATCATAGTTTACTTGTTTTAATCGTTTAGTGAACAGATTGGAACAACGTAATTGTTATCAACCGTCTTAGAGAGTGTTTTAAGACTCATGCCATCATGACGCCAAGCAGTAGAATTATTATTTTGAGTTGATGTCCAAACTTCGTATCCATTAGCAAGATTAGTTGTATTTGGGTTTATGAAGTCAAGCAATTCCGAGATTTTCCGCATATTAACAAATATTTCCTGAGCCTCACCAGCTGCCATTAGATACCCTTTTTTGCCGTTTTTAAAGGTATAGTTAGAGCAGTAATATGCAGCTGGTGCATTTTGACCAAGTGCTTTTACAATTGCCTCTGTATTGGCTTTGCCTTTATAATCTGTTGCAGCCACCGTACTATCAGTTGTTGTTGTAACTCCTCCTACAAGTTGATATGTTTTACTCCAACACAAGTCAGTGTGAAGTTCTGTTGAAATGACAATAGCAACTTTTTCTGTGATTAGAGCAACTCCAACCGTTGTTTGCTGCATAGTTGGACTCCAAGAATCTTTATTTATGAGATTATCATTTGTATCAATAATAAACACACCCAGCTCCAAAGCCTTATATGTAAATGTCACCTCTCTGTTATACAGTGGTGATGGAATGTACTTCAACATCTTTGGTTTTATATACATCTTTACAGCAGCAGCCTCTATCGTCACTTCCTTATCACACGGCACCTCAACCTTTATAGGAGTACCCTGCCAAGTCTGTGTGCTCACTGTTGTGTCACCACTCTTCACAGTAACTTTTGCCCCATTCAAGTTTGTATCAGACGCTGATTTGTCTGACACCAGCTTGATGGTGACAGTCTCCTTCAGCTTTTCATTCAGATTATTCTCTGTGAGATAACCTTTATCTGACGCATAGTCGTCAATAGCATCGCCCAGAGTTGCAGGTGTTACAAATGTACCTGTTTTTTTAACAAGTTTATTGCCTCGTATAGATATATCTGTAACTCCCTTTCCAGCTACAGCCTCACCTGTTTCCGCAATAATACCGTCTATTGCTGTCAAGAAAGCTCCTTGTGTTACATTAATGTCCTTACCATTCTTCGCTATACTTGCAATTCCATTTCCATTTGCAACCCCAGTTACCTTGACATTATTCACATAACCATCCAACGACTGATGCCCAGTTAGAAAAGTTGCCTTTGTTACTTTAAGGACTTTACCCTCTTTAGTTATATTTGCAATTCCATTTCCACTTTGTGTTCCGTCTGGCTTGACATCATTCACATATCCTGCCAATGATGTATCTGTCAAGAATTTCTTTTCGCTTAACGCAGTGTTAGTTACATAATCATTAAGTGCACTACTCAGTGCATACTCTTCATGAGTATGTTTCTTAGCAGCATATTTAGTATCATGATTATGATTAACATCAGCCTTTTTTGCCAAACCTTCATTCAAAGCCGCAGTTGTCGCAAGCCCAGCTGCTGATGTCAAAAAATTTTCCTTTTTTGCTGTAATGGTATTACCCGACTTAGATATGCTACTAATACCATTTCCTTCTCCTGTTACACTGAGTATTGTAGCTGCATTAGTTTCCAATGTAGTAATTTTACCAGTAGCAGCATTCAAATCCGTAGAATTAGCCTTCTTACCAATTGCAGTATTCAAATCATCCACAGCTTTCTTCACAGCCGTATTCTGAACAGGATTAGTAGAAACTTTCAGCTCAGCGTCAACATCAATAGTTTTATTTTCCAGTGTTTTCAGCTTTGAATCTATGGTAGCCATTTTGTCATCATAGGTCTCTTGTGCCACCTTAGCTTTAAGTGCATCATCTACCACCCCAAACTTTTTTGTTACAGTTTTGTTTGCTATAGGATTAGAAGATGTAGCATTAAAAGCAGTATCTACTGTTATTGAACCTCCAGGAGTTGGTGTAATATTATTCGTTTTCTCATCACCAATCTTTTCCCACTTAGATTCATCATACGCCTTATTTGGGTCACCAAGATAAATATATTCTGTTTTATAGTTATTGGTTGTAAAAGATTCTGCTGGCACAAGATATATCTTCGAGGTATCAATATCAGTTGTAGGCAACTTATCCACAATCTTATACAATGATGCACTTAGTTGAAGATCACCAGTTCCAAAAATCGACGCTCCGTTTATGGTCTTTGTTGTAGGCATCTGTGTTACAGGAATCTTACCTTTAGCATCAAGTGTAGCCACACCATTTACAGTACCTCTCTGACTCAAAGGTATTTGCTGCACATTGTCCACACTACCAAGTCCCACCTGTGCCTTAGTCACACCATGAGGATTCTGTTTGTTGCCAACATGAGTAGTCACTTTGCTGTCCACCTCACCAGCTTTACCATCAGCATACTCCTTCATCTTTCCAGTGAAATGAGTCAGTCCCTCATTGTCCAAGTATTTAGTCATATCTTCCTCCTTTCTTTTTTATTCAAACATTGCGTCAATTTCAGCATTAGTAAGTTCCTCTGTAGCCACAGCACCATCCAGCTTCTCCGCTGTCACACTACCAGCAGCAATCTTGCTTGAAGTGATGCTTCCATTAGCTATCTTGTTTCCAGTCACAGCATTGTCTTTCAGCTTCTCAGTAGTGATACTTCCGTCTTTCAGCTTGTCCTCAATGCCATCAAACATACCCTTCACCAGCTTGTTAGCAGTAATAGTCCCATCCACTATCTTCTCAGCTGTTATACTCCCTGCTGCTATCTTTTCAGCTGTCACGCTGCCAGCAGCAATCTTGTCCGAAGTGATGCTTCCGTCCGCTATCTTCACGGCATCCACGCTCCCCTCAGCCAGCTTCTCTGCTGTCACACACTTGTCTGCAAGGTCGTCCGTCTGAATTAAGGACACCTTCGTTCCCAGTTTTACGTCATTTCTAAATGTAGGCATACTTTATTTCCTCCGGTTCTTCTGATGTGTAAATCTTTATTTGCAACACTTTCGGCACGACCTCCATCCGTAGGCAGAAAGCCTTCGTGTCCTTATGTTGCTCTATCGGTACACGTGGCCATTTCTTGCCGTCCGTGCTCTGTCTTATCACCACCTTGCCCTTCTTCTTCAAGCTTATCATCAGATAGATGTCACGCTCCAGTCTCAGTGCAGGGCTCGTCCATGCCAGTTCCTTGGCATCATACGTTGTTCTGACTGTCTCCATCTTATTTCTGTGTGTTAGTTCCCAAGCTCTGAACCGCAATGCTGAGCATAGTCTGTGCACCAGGGTCTTCATATGCAGCCAGAAGCAGGTAAGCGATATAGTATATGAAAGCATTTCTTTGAGTGTCTGATACGTTTACGTTCGTTGAGTTGTCCGGTGTTCCCGACAATGTCTGATTGGTTCCGATATACGAGATTTCGGCTGTGCATCCCGACTTCCACGGCTGTACCAGTATTCTTGTCGTGCTGCCACGTACTACGGTCGCCAGCGGTCGTTCTACCGTTCCCTTTGCCGTGTTGTCAAACATCAGCATCGCGTCGTCGCTCGTGTCGTCCACAGGCTTTGCTGCCTTATACCATATGCTCAGCCTCACACGCTGTATGTCCGCAGCAGCTATCCCGTCAGGCACCGTCACCTCGCCAACGTCGTCCACCGTTGCTATGACCGTATTCTGTGTCACGCTCAGCCCTCCCGAACCGCCCGTGTCCTTACTCGTGCATTGACCAGTCATTACCGCCACCCACCTCAGCGCATAGTTTATCTTCGCCCTGATGATGTTGTCCATGTAGGTGTCCTCGCCGCCGTCACTCAGCTTCGAGTCCTCCCTCGTCTCGTGGTCAACACACCATTTCACTTCCTTTATTATTTCTTCTACGGTCATATCCAATAGTGTTTAATGGTTAATGTTCTATGATTGTCAGCAGCCCTCATAGCTCCTCTTCAACCAATGGCTCAGAAAGGCTTAGTAAGGCCCAGTAAGGCTCATTAGCCCCTCGCCCTTTACCCCAGGTTCAGATTGGCAAACACTTCTCCCTCCTTGGCAGCAAAAGCCAGAGCCTTGCTCGGGTCGGTAAACTTCTTGCCGTAGTTGGTGTTGATGTACACAAGCAGCTCGTCGGGAGTGGTCACCGAGTCTGCCGTATCCACGTTCTTAGGCTTCTCTTCCGGCACAACTTCCTCTACGTCGTCAGAGGTCTTAATCTCGCGCACCAGCACCACCGTACCGTCCTTGAACAGCTTGCTTGCTTCGAGCAAGTCCTGAAAGTACTTTCCCTTCAGTGAGATTTCGGGGCATGTTCCGGCAATCACATTGCCACCAGTGAAGTTATAGCGCACCGTGTTCCCACCTGCACCTTCAAGCACATGCGAAGCGTTATTTTGAATCTTTTTCAGTCTGTATATCTTAATCATCTGTTTCTGTTTTTATTAAAAAGCCCCCACTGAGCAAAGGAGCTTGCTCTCAATGGCTCAGCGAGGACTTGTCGGGACAATATTTTTTATTAACAACTTCTTTTTAGACGGCTACGTCCTGGCCTTTGTAGGCTTCCCACTTGGTGCCGTTGTAGTAGTACACCGAGCCCTTGTCATACTGAACGTCGCCAGCGGTGTAGTCCTCAGTAAGAGCCACCTTCATGCCCTTTGCCGGAGTGTCGGGGAGCTTTGCAGCCGAAATGATAGTACGAAGTGTGGTCATGCCGAGCTTCGAAATCTTAGCCTCTGGGCCTACGAGCACCGAGTTGTAACCGCGCAGAGCGATACAGTCAGACTCCTCGTGAATCCAGCGCTTGGCGTCGCGGATAGCACCCGCACCCTTCGACATGTCGTTGGTACGCTCCTTGTTGGCTACACGTACGTAGCGACGGCTTGCCTTAAGGTCTACGATAACGGCGAAGTCCTCCATGTGCATGAGGTCGAGGGTCTGATCCCATACTACGTCGAATGTACCGAAGGTGTCCTTGATACGCTTGAAGGTAAGGTCAAACTCGTCGTGGTTGATGATGTCGTTCTTGCCGTCCTTCTCAATCTTCATCTTCTCCATGTTCTCGATGAAGTTCTTGCCGGCGAATACGTAGGCGTGGTTGTTCTCTGCGAAGTCCGTAAACTGAAGCTTCGACAGGGCAATCCAGTCTTCCCACTTCTGAATATCACCGATAGCGTAGGCGTTCGTCAGCTGTGGCAGAATGCCCTCTGCAATATACACGTCCTCTACAGCGCCGTCCTCGGTCAGCACCTTGAAGCGCTTCTTTGTACCAAGCCAGTACGAACGCTCTGCACGGAGGTTGTACTTCATGATTGCGTCTGCCTTAAGGTCGTTCACCGAAATTGGCACCTTGGTCTGCACCTTCTCAAAGTCTGTGGTGAAGAGAATGTTGAGCAGCTTCTTCTGTACATATACCTCCTTCTCACGGGGCTGTGAGTTCTCGGGCGGAACCATGAGCTGCGACTCGCTTGCTGCGGTTGAGCCTACGAGGAATACCGTACCCGAAGGAATGTCCGGGCAGGTCATGCTGTCAAGGTCTGTCGACGGTGTACCGTTGTTCTTGGCCTTGCCGTTGGTGGCCTGTAGTGTCACCTTCTTGCCGTTCGACTCGATTACATACAGCTGCAAGATGCCCTCACGCTCTGTTGTCGAACCTTCCTTGTAGCCCTCCACGTCGGGCACGTACACGGTCGAGCACTTGTAGAACGGACGCAGCGAACCCGAGAAGTTGGTCGAGTTCAGCTCGATGGTGTCGCCACCAGTGATAGCTGCCGTTGTCTTGCCGTCGAGGGTCTCACCGCCGATACGCATGTGCTTGGCAGTCCAGTTCTTGATACCAACCTTAACTGCCACCTGTCGTGCAATACTGAGCAAAGGAGTCTTGTATGGATAGAACTTCACGATGTTTCTGTCCCACTCCTCATCAATCATACCGCCCTCTTTGAGCTGCGTTGATGATGCCTGCGAACCTGCCAAATCCTGTCCGTCCTGCTTACCGCCAGGGCTGTTAAGGTCACTCTTGCCAGCCTCCACTGGCTCGTTTGCCTTTGCTTCTTCTGCCGATGCCGGGTCTGGGCCCTCGTCGCCAATCTGCGGGGCTACAGCGTCACCTACAGCCATAAGCGACGCGCCTCCTGTCACTACCGAAAGAATCATGAGGAGCATCCACATGAGAAATCTTCCGCTCTTAACAAACTTGATAATCTTTTCCATTTACTGATATTTTAAATTAATAATTCGTTAAACCAATCCGTCCCAGAAGCTGCTGCCCTTCTTCTTGCTGGGCTGAGCACCGCCGTTGGTGTTAAGGGTAGGGGGCAGGTCGTTCTTCTCCGAACGCTTCACCTTGTTCTGAATCTTCTCGTTGCGTCCCTGCATAGCTCCTTCTTCACGAGCCGAAGCCACGTCAGCGTCATAGTTCTGCGCGTTCTTGAACAGCGACCATGTCTCTGCCGACACCTTGCCGTCCTCAGCTTCGCCTATTATCTTGAAGAACTTCTCCCACAGGTCCGCCTTCTCGTCGTCGCTCAGTCCCAACTCGTCCATGGCGTCGGCCGACTGTTTCAGGTTCTCCGCAATCTCTTTCTCACGGTTCTCTTCGTCAGTCTTCTTCTGCTGGAAGTCCGCAATATGCTGAGCCACTTTCTTGCCCATTTCCTCGTCCTCCAAGGCTGCGCCGATGTCAATGCCCTGCTTAGCCATCCACTCTATCGGACTCATGTCGGGGTTGTCCTTCAAGTCCATGGCCATTGCTGCAAGCCAGCGGTTGTTGTCAAACATTTCGCTCAGCGCACGGCCGTTCTCCTCGTATGCCGACAGAGCGTCTGCATCATCGTTCATCGCACCGTACCTCGCTTCCTTGTCCTCAAAGTCAATGTCCTTGTGACGCTTGCCGAACCGCTCCGCAAAAGCCTTGCGGTTCGGACGTTCCTCCACAGGAGGTGCCATCGCATCCTGTCCGGGTGCAACGTCATTCTTGTTCTTGTTTTCTTCGTCCATTTTTCTTTCTGTAAAATTTAGATTTGACTTCTAAACCGCAAATATCTTAGTTTTTTATCACTGTTTTCCCGTCTTTCGTCTGTAGGACGAAACACGGCATTTAGGGCTTGTTTTTCACGTATTTTTGCGCTGATACTCAATGTTATTACATACAGAATATGCAGAAGAATATACCCACATTATCACGTGTTATGCCGTCCTCGGGCAAGACGTTCGACTCCGTGCGCCGACGCATGGAACGTGAGCACGGCAGCAATACCGACTACGGGCTGTTGCAGCGCTGTTGGCAGGCGTGGAACAATCTTGAAGCTGTACGCCTCGCACGCGACCGGGCTAAGCGATATTGCTACGGCGACCAGTGGGGCGACACCGTAAGGGTCTACAAGAACGGGTTCTATTACGACTATACCGAGCGCGAATATCTCAAGAAGAAAGGCTCTGTTCCTCTCTCCAACAACGTCATGGTCTCCATCCTCAACACCATCGTCGGACTCTATGCCAAGCAGGGCACCGAGCCTGTATGCTTCGCACGCACACGCTCCTCACAGTCTCTCTCCGATATGATGTCTGCCACAATGCAGTGCAACTGGCAGAACACGCAGATGGAAGACCTTCTTAAGCACGTTCTCGAAGATTATCTCATCGGTGGAGTAGTGGTCTGCCGTGAGTCATACGAAGACCGCGAACAGGAGATTGAAGACTCATGGACTGATTATATCGAGCCTAACTATGTCTTCTGGGAGGGTGGTTCCGACCCCCGACACCTTGACTTCTCGCTCATCGGTGTGCTTCATGACGTTTCAAGAGAAGACCTTTATAAGAAGTTTGCCAAGGACGAGTACGGACTTGATGTCAACCGTCTCAACCGTATCTTCAATATCGACCCCGACGACGTTTCTACCGAGGGCACGTTACACAACGACACCAACGACTTGTCTAACATTTCGTTCGACATTCCGTCACGTCGTGGCCATTGCGTCCGTGTCATTGAGGCGTGGACTACCGAGACCAAGTATCGCTATCAGTGCTACGACCCTATTGCCACCAACGAGTCTGATGCCTATTTCCGCATCGAGTGCGACGACAAGGTTCTTATTGCCCAGCTCAACGCCAAGAACGCAGAGCGCAAGCGTCAGTACGACCTCATGGGTGTTCCGCCAGAAGAACGGGCTTATATCACAGCCAAGAAGGTGGCAGATAAGTATTGGTATTACACCTACATGGCACCCGACGGAACTGTCCTCTGCCGTGGCGAGTCGCCCTACGACTTCAAGTCCCATCCCTTCACCGTCAAGCTCTATCCCTACATCAACGGCGAGATTCATCCCTTCATGGGCAACATCATCGACCAGCAGCGCTACATCAACCGCCTTATCATCATGAACGATATGGCGATACGTTCCTCTGCCAAGGGTCTTATGCTCGTGCCTACGCAGGTACTCGACGGTATGACACCCGACCAGTTTGCCGAACAGGCCACCGAGTACGACGGAATGATATTCTACACCCCAAAGGCTACTCTGCCCAACTCACGCCCCGATATCATTACGTCCAACGCTGTCAATCTCGGCACCAACGAACTCCTACAGATTGAGCTTAATCTCATCCGTGAGGTTTCCAATGTGTCGGGTGCTTTGCAGGGTAAGACTCCTACAGCCGGAACTTCTGCTTCACGCTACGCCCAGGAGTCACAGAATGCCTCCACCTCTCTTTACTCAATCCTGAAGGACATCGAGTCGTTCACCGAGAACGTCGCACAGAAGAAGTGCATGATGATCAAGCAGTACTACGAAGACGGACGCATCATCTTCAATCGCGACTACACGTCTACATTGGAGTACGACCGCATGGCTGCACGCGACATCAAGTTCAAGATTTCAATCAAGAACGCAGCTGCCACCGCTGCCTATCAGAACAATATCAACGACCAGCTCGACAGGCTCCTCGAACTTGGTGCTATCAATGTCGTTCAGTATCTGCAAAACCTCAACGCCCCGTTTGCCGACCGTCTCTTACAGGACATTCAGAGCCAGCAGGCAGAGCTTGAAGCGCAACAGGCAGCAATGCAGCAACAGCCACCGCAAGACGGCATCGTCCCCGGTGCCGACCAACAGGCAGTCCAGCAAGCACAGCAATACCTACAGCAATAACAATAAGGTATCAAGCAATTCTAAGCAATGGCTCAGTAAGGCTTAGAAAGGCCCAGTAAGGCCCATCACCAACAGCCCAGTAAATTAAAAAATCACTCAATATGTCAATATCCGTTACCCTATCCGATATCACCGCTGCCGCCAAACAGCAACTCTCCATTATCGGCAAGCATCACAAGACAGCCTCGGGCGAAACCCTTTTCTCCACGGCTACGCTCTCTTCATTGGAAGAAAGCGCAATGCCGACATTCGCCAAGTCGGCTGCACACATCGTCGTCGCCGAACTATCACCCATAATAACATCATTCACGGAAAACTCAAGTCTGACATTCGTGATTGACAACACCCGTTGGAACAACGGCTTGAACTCGGCATTCTCTGCGGCTTTACAGTCTTACCTCATTGCCAGTACAGTGCAGTCGGTCATTAATATGTTCGCGCCTGACATCGCGCCAAAGTACACTGCCGATGCCCAACAGTTGCTTGCTTCGCTTGTGAAAATGGCTTTCACGAAACAGCAGCCCAGCTCCTCTTCCGCTGCATACAATGTAAGCGCTACAGCTACTTTAGAAGACAGCGAAAAAACCGACGGATACGGCAATTGACAATAAAAACAATTTGATTATGAAGATAACTTTTACCATTTCCAAATCACTCGCTACAGAGGCAGTCAAGAGCGAAACCTACATCAAGGGCTCTATTGACTCGTCTACACAGCAGGGAGCCGAAAAACTTCGCTACAACGAAACCGCCGGAGACATAACCGTACACGAACGGAAACTTGCAAAGGATTTTGTACGAGGCGTTGAACGTTTGAAGTCCGTTTATGTTGACTTCTTTTCCCCGAATCATCAATCTGTGGGCGACACTTCTATATCGGCTTCCTATTCCGGCAGCGATGGCTCTGCAAGCATAACCATTGTTGTTTCACGACGCTTCAACGGTGCGCTTACCGATGCCATCGCCAACTACTCGCAGCAGTACGTCGAGGAATACATGACTTATCAGTGGTGGCTGTCAGCAGGACAGCAGCCACAGGCCGAACCACATGCCGCCATGATGAAGGACTTGGAAGATCGCATACGCAAGTCGTTCACCATTTCCTCGCCATTGCAGGCAAAAGCCGAATACTCATCCGTGAACGGGAAGATGTGCAACGACGACGGCACGGATTTTACAGGCAACTGATTTATTCACCAATAAATAGTACATACTATGATAATCAAATTTCAAATCATAAAGTCGCTTGTCCGTGAAGCGTTCCAGTCTGCCACTTTCCTTAAGGGACAGATGGACAAGATTACCGCGGGAGCCAACAACGCTCTTGTGGCAAGCGAAACGGCTGGCGACGAAGCTCTCCACGAACGGGTGTTCACTTCCGATTTCCACGCTGCCTTGGAAACTCTGAAAACCATATTCGTCGACTACCTTGTGCCTACACCTCAGACCGTTGGCGACAATGCAATCTTCTACAATGAGAAGACTGACGACATCGTGGAGTTTACATTATCGGTGTCGCATCGGTTCAACGGCACGCTTACGGACACATTGGCACGGCTGAGCGCCAAGTATGCCGAGGATTACGTTACGATGCAATGGTGGATAAAGACCACCAACGCCAAGCAGGCTGAACCCTATCAGGCTGCTCTTGTCAAGGACGAATCCGACATACGCAAGTGCTTCATCCTCTCAGCGCCACGTGTCCCCACCGTCAAGTTCCCCACCTCTATCACTGCCAAGGTCGACGGCTCCGACAATGGGGGCGAAGTCACGCTTCCTATTGACGAGGACGCAACGGTTTCCTACAGCCTTAACGGCGGTGCTGTTGACGACATCGAGGCACGTTCCGAAGACGTAGGCATTGTACACATCGTGCGCTCTGCCCAACCTAAGACATTCGTCCTTCGTCCGGTTAACACTGGCGTTTCCAAGGTACGCCTCTTCTCTCGCCATTCCGACAACGTCTACGCAGAGTTTACAGTCATAGTTTCCAAAGAGCATTAACCCAAAACAATGTCTATATGAATCACGACTTTTCCGAACTGCATCCGCACATGGCTTCACGCGAAAGGGGATGGAATCCAATCCCCAATCCGCTTGCACCCCAACCGCCACGTCGTGCTTACGGACACTCCGTCAAGCATATTTTCCTACAGGCCGACCAGCTCCTCTATGATGTTGATGCCATTACCGGCATGATTGATAGGACAGCACGTATAGCGCACAACGATACCGAGGTTGCCACGTCCGAGTCCGACACCTACCGTCCTATACTTTTCCGATGGTTCGACAAGTACATAGCCAGTGTTGAAAATTGCCTTTCCGCTTTCGTTCTCAAACCCGAAGGTGTCACCCGTCTCAACGACCTCAAGGAGTGGGACGAACGAGAGATTTCGCTTCTCATGCCCGACTACTGGGATGCCACCGTCTACGACTCTCTTGTCCAGGCGATTCACCAGTATGTAGTTGACGGCGCCCTCTACGAATACATGTCTCTTGTGCTCTCCTCACGCGACCTTCGCACCATCGACCGCAAGCAATCTCTCGAAGAAGGCCTTACCAGCATCCGTGCCCTCTCCTGCCGAGTCATTCCCGGCTCAGTCCACAAGCACCTAAGCCCCTTCTAAAGCGATTGCACCCCAAAATTTCACCAAAGGCTCAGTCGGCTCAAAAAGGCCCAGAAAGGCTTATCACCCCAAGCCCCCACCAAAGAGGCCCAGCAAGGCTCATCATCAAGGTTCAAAATTTCCCTCACTATGACAAAGACTCTCGACGACATCCCACTCATATCCGAGCGACGCAAGAAGCTGCTTCCTGCCGGGCGCAAGGCGCAAAAGGAGTTCATTCGCGACCTCCTCTCAACCAATCAGGAGAAGTTCGAAGAGCTGTTCTCCGAACTTGCCGAGCACGATCCCAAGGCATGGCTGCTCCTCTATCACGACATGCAGAAGCACGTTGTCCCCAAGCAGTCACAGCTCAACGTTTCCGTGGGCATCAACAAGGATTTCCAGGAACTTCAGGCACTATCCACCACCAAGACCGACGACCCTCTCGCCATCGGTGCCAACCCCGTTCCACGCATCGAAGATGCCGACTTCGAAGAACTAAAGGAGTACGAAGGACTCTGATTAATGATTAATTATTAATGTTTATCAGCAGTCCATAACCAAAGGCTCAGAAAGGCCTAAAAAGGCCCAGTAAGGCCCATTAAAATCACCCAACAAAATGCTCATTACCGACCGTGACATAGATGCTTTAGTAGCCGAAAACCAATCTCGCTACAATGAAATCTACGGGCCTTACGACCCGTGGACAGGCATCGGCTGCTACGGTTTCGAGTCACGTGTCTGTCTCGAAATACCCGACTTCATCATACCCAAGATGTACGTTCCCAAGGAGTGCATGCGCACCCTCCTTTACAAGAACCTGCAGCACTACGGTACTTTGAAGGACGTTCTCATCCATGTCCTCCGCAAGGACTACGACGAAGACTCGCCCGACACGCAGAAGCTACGCGCTCTCCTCACATTTGAGATTTTCAAGGTACGTTTCCGTGAAGACCCCGAGTTCGCCCTTTTCTGTACTGATAAGATTGAGGACAAGAACACGGGCGACATGATACCCTTCCGCCTCAACTATCCCCAGCGTCGTCTTATAACACTCTTCGAGAAGCTGCGCCACGAGAAGAAAGCCATACGTGTCGTCATTCTAAAGGCTCGTCAGTGGGGTGGCTCTACTCTCACACAGCTCTACATCAAGTGGATGCAGGACTTCCGTCACGACGGTTGGAACGCCATCGTCCTCTCGCAGGTCAAGTCCACATCAAAGAAGATTAAGGCCATGTACCGCAAGGCTGTCGAACGGCAGAAGGGTTGGACTATCGGACACCCGGGCGTACAGCTCATGCTATCGCCCTACGAGAACTCACCCGACGACTTCATCGTCACCGACGGCAACAAGGCTCTGCGTCGCTCTACGCTTACCGTTGCCTCCTTCGACAACTTCGATGCTGTCCGTGGCAACAACTTTCATTGCGCCCACTATTCCGAGGTCGCCTATTGGAAGAAGACACCCGAGCACGACCCCGAAGGCGTTATCTCGTCTATCTCCGGTGGTATTCACAACATTGAGGACAACATCGAGGTCTTCGAGTCTACTGGCCGTGGTGCGTCAGGTTTCTTCTACGACCGCTGTCAGCTTGCCATGGATCCGTCCAACAACGACGCCTATGCCTTCATCTTCATTCCTTGCTTCATCATCGAGAACGATATGGAGCCCGTTGATGATGTACGTGCCTTTGCCGAATGGCTGCTGCGCAACAAAGACCGCTCCACCTGCCCTAAGGGATTTCGCGAAACGGGCAAGTTCTTTTGGCGTATGTGGGAAAAGGGAGCTTGTTTCCAGGCTATCAACTGGTATCGCAATTTCCGCAACAAGTTCAAGACTCATGCTTTCTGCGCCACTGAGGCACCTATCGACGAGGAGGAGGCTTTCCGCAATTCCGGCAACCTTGTCTTCAATCCCTATTCCATCGACGACCTCCGTCATGGCGAAGTCAAGAAGCCCAAGTTCCTTGCCGACATCGTCACCTCCGGCAAGAAGTCTTACAACACCATTCGCGACTCCAAGATTACCATTCGTGACGATGGCGAAGGCGAACTTAAAATTTGGAGCCTGCCCAACAATCAGATTCTGCGTGTTTCCGACCGCTATGTGGTCAGCGTCGACATCGGTGGCAAGTCCTCAACGTCCGACTACACCGTCATGACCGTACTCGACCGTATGGGCATAATGCCCTCCGTCAAGGACAAGCCTCGTGTTGTGGCTCGCTATCGTGGACATTGCCGTCACGACGTGCTTGCATGGAAGGCTGCTGCTCTCGCTCATTATTACGACGATGCTCTGCTTGTCATTGAGTCCAACACCGCCGACCGTGAGAAGAACAACAACACCGAGGGCGACCACTTCGGCTCTATCATCAACGAGATTGCCGACTACTATCCCAATCTCTACCAGCGTCGTTCCTCTCCCGAAGACACCGCTGGCAACGTCCTCGCCAAGTACGGCTTTCAGACCAACAAGATTACAAAGGGTTGGCTCATCGACAATCTCGAAGCCTTCGTCGACGACCGACTCTGGCACGAACCCGACACCGAAATGTATCACGAGCTGCGCATCTACGAGCGAAAGGAAGACGGCTCCCTCGGCAACATCGAAGGCTCGGGCAATCACGATGACGTTCTCATGTCCACCGCCATTGCCCTCTACGTATCCACCCACGAAATGGAGCTTCCACGCTGGCGCACCGACGAAGGACTCAAACACCACTCCGACGGCGTACGCACCGAAGCCTCAATCTAAATGACAGCCTTTCTCCTCCCCCTCTCACCAAAGGCTCAGAAAGGCCAGTCGGCCCAGCAAGGCTTACCCCATTATCACCCACGGCTTAGAAAGGCTCAAAAAGGCTCAGTAAGGCTCATTAAATAATTAATCCACTATGCAAAAATCCCTATCTTTCAACAAAGGCATCACAACTTCACCGTCCGACCTCCTGTCCGACGACACCGAACTTTCCGCCTCGCGCGACCTTATCTTCCGCAACGGCGAAATGCAGCCCCTCCGACATGCAAAGCAATTCGCACAGACGAACAATAGACTGCTCTATATCCACAAAGGTGCCGACTACACCAACGCCATCACCTACGACGGCAGCACACTCTATTGCGGAACTCTCTCCAACGATTCAATCTCCGAAGACAAAGGCTCGTTCTCGGTCGGCATAGTCAACGACATTTCCTCAGTAGGCAACACCCTCGTCGTGGCTACCAACAATGGCTTGCATTACATACTCTTCAAGGAAGGCAAATATATCGACCTCGGAACAGAGTTGCCGAGGTATAATTTCTACCCCGCATTTAGGATGTGGAGTAATCTTCCCCTTGGTGGTAATACAGGATGCTTTCTTAAAGGCATGACTTCATCTCAACTTTATAAAGCTTCTTATTCGAATGGAAAGTTTACTGGATGTTCAGCGTGGAAAGGTGAGATAAAACCCACTGACAACGAAAGCTTCTTTTTTCACCATGAAGTTAATGAAGGTTCAACAAACGAAGCAAACGTACAAAACGCCATACAAGGCCATGTGGCAGAACTTATTAGAATAGTCAAGGAAAACAATCGCTTTGCCTTCCCGTTCTTTGTGCGCTGTGCCATGCGGCTTTACGACGGGTCATACGCACGTATTTCTGTGCCGGTCGCTTGTTACCCGACAGTCAACCGCAATTGTTACTTCACTCCAGTTACTGCAAGCGATTACAAAGAGACCACGGATTTTTCCGAATGCTTTATGTACGCCCCTTTCTACGCACCGTTTCAATATCGCATAGAGGCTCAAGGCATTGACAAATGGAAGGATATAGTAAAGGAGTTTGTCGTATTCGCCACAGACGATGTCATGCCGTTTTATCTTGATAAGGAATGGAGAATAGAATTACCATCAAAAACCTCCGAGACTACTTATCGTACTCTTGTCACAACACCTATATATAGTAATGGCCTTCACCCAGACGTTCCTGTCCTGCAAGATGACGGAATATACCATTTCGAAAAGGGTAAATATGATGCCCGTGACGTTATAGTTCCAACTTACAAGTCCGACAATGAAATCATTAACGAAATGATTTCAAAAACACAGTTCTACAAGTTGTTTTCAGTTGGAGTTGAAAGTGTTAATACCTCTGATTACGTTTTCCCTACTATAGCATCCAATGTCGTTGCTACTCTTACTTCTCAGGAGCAGCTCCCAGTTGACGATTATTATGGATGGACTTCTATCGTGCCACAGAAAGTATTGACTTATAATAACCGTATCAATTTATTCAACGTCATACGTCGTCCTTTCATAGGAGCACACATGTTTACGTGTGTAACGGCTACGGGTGGCAGTTCGTCAAGTGTTGAGGGAACGCTAAGATTCTACGTTCATATTGCGACTTCTGTATCTATGACAGTCGTTTCTTCTACTTATTGGCCACAAGACTTAAAGGTCGCAGATTCTTGGTTTTTCTACCCCGACCCAAGAGCCGTTGATGTGGTAGTTTGGGATACAACAAGCGGCCGTGGTATAAAGATACCGCTCAAAACACATCCGTATCTCAATGGTGCATACGCGTTTAGATACCTACCGCTTGCTAATAGAATGACATCTTCCAACGTGTCGTCTCCGCCTTCTCCTTCCCCCTATTCCGAATCACTCGACTCCCAAATCTTCACCTCTGTTGTCAACAACCCCTTCGTCTTCCAGGCATCGGGCGACAACACCGTAGGCACTGGCTCTATACTCGGCATCGCTGCCAACACCGAGCCTATCTCACAGGGACAGTTCGGACAGTACCCCCTCATCGTCTTCACTACTGAAGGCATCTACGGATTGTCCGTCAACTCCGAAGGACTCTACTCAGCGTCCTACCCCATTTCGCGCGAAGTCTGCAACAATCCAGCATCAATAACCCCCACGGGCAATGTCGTCTACTTCACCTCCGACAAAGGACTCATGGCTGTATCTGGCGGTACAGTCCGTTGTGTCAGTCCCCAGCTATCGGGAGCCAACCCTCCGTACTCCGACGCTACCGTCAGCTTCCTTACCTTCGTGCGCAATGCGTTCCTCGCCTACGACTATCGCGACTCGCTGCTGTTCATCTACAACGTCAGCTACGACTACGCATACGTCTATAATCTTCTTGACGGAACTTTCGCCACCATATCCCTCGGCTCTAAGCGCATGCAGCGAGCTGTGTCCAACTATCCCGACACCCTACTGCAAGACTCCAATAATAACGTCTATTCCTTCAGCAAGATACCTGTTGCCCAAGCCGACACTCAGACCTATTCCGGTACGTTCACAACACGCCCCCTCAAGCTCGGCTCGTCCATACAGCTCAAGACCATCCATCAGATAGTCCATCTGTTCAACTCTGCTGGCGGAACTCTCAAGCTGACAGTCTGGGCATCCAACGATTGCCACAGGTGGAACAAGCTGTATTCCCTCCACGGTAAGCCATGGAAGTACTATCGTTTCCGCTACACTCTCTCCAATATCTCGGCATCTGACACCTTCGCTGGCACAGTCATCGACTTCACCCCACGATTCACCAACAAGATAAGATAAAAAAAGGTGCCAGCACCTCACGGCGACAGCACCCAAATAATGAAAAAAGTATTCAATTAACTAACTAACCTTAAATCTTAAAAACGAAAACACAAAACCTAATATGTAGCAGTACAAATGTAGCAAACCATTTACGTTTGGTATAAGCATCATTATCAATATCACAGGCATTCCTGCCTTCAAGTATTCCTTCCATCTTCCCGTCTTGCCCCACATAATACCGAACATCGCAAACAGCATACCCGACATACCCACAGTAGGCTTGTCCGCCCACATCGGCATCCAGCTCGCAGCCACGGCTATCACATAGCCTACCGCTACGTTCATGCGCTGTCTCACGCCCCATAGCACAAACAGGTTCGCTGCCATATGCCACACGTTCGCATGCAGAAAACTATAAGTGAAGTGAGGTAGCAGTCCGCCGTGCGCACTGAAACCCTCCAGTCTACTGCCTGCCATCAGCAGCACGACGCTTAGCGTTGTCAGCAGCAGCTTTACTCTTACGTCCACTGCCATACACTTCGCCATGTCTGAAATCCTTACCATAAAGTCTGCATTTGACAAACGTGTCCTTAATCGTGCGGGGAGCCATGAAGAACTCCGGCGCTGGTTGTGATACTATAATAGGGCATAGAAACCACAGCGACTTGCCTATATACTCCTTTCTCTGAGTCAGTTCCTGCATCCTCTCAAACAGCGAGTAGTACAGCCTCTGCTTGTTGCTGCCCAATGCGTCCACAATCGAGAAGTCACCCACAACCATCCTTCGCAGCTTCTCGTAAGCCTCCTTCGCTGACACGTAATAACGTGGAGCAGGATGCTTCGCTATCTTGTCCCATACCTCCTGCTGGCTCCAGCACTTGGGATATACGTCACGATAGGCTTTTGCCAAGTCTTCACGCTGCATACGGGTTATATCATAATTCTGTTTGGTCATAAGGCTGTGGGTTTTCGATACAAAAATACGCAAACTTAGCTACATAACCAAGTTTGCGTATCAAAATTAAACACTAATAATCAATAATTAGCAATTAATAACCCTAATCACCAAAGGCTCAGTAAGGCTTAGAAAGGCTCAGTAAGGCTCATTACCCTCCTTAAGCCCCAGCCTTAATCATCACTAACCTTATCCATCTGCTCCACAGCCTTCTGCATTATCATTTCGATGTTCTTGTTGGCAAAGTCCACCTGCTTCTTGTCGTCAGCGTTCAGACGCTTCATCTTGTTCCAGCGCTTCATCTGCTTCTCGGCATCTTTGATAATACGGATTCTTGCGTAGTCAGCCGACTGTTCGAATCTGTGTCTGTCGGCAGCGTTACGTATTCTCTCCGTCAGCGGAACGTTCTTGTTCTTCAGCATCGAGTAGTTGCTCGTGCCCTTCTCCATGCTTTCCTTGTAGCCATACCACTTCGCTTTCGTTCTTGCCATGCTCGTCTGTTCCGAAGGAGTGTACATCAGCGAACGCAAGAATGGTATGTCCTTGGTCTCAATCTCCTGTTCCCGACCGTCAGCATACTTCAACACCAGTCCAGTTCCACGGGTTATGAATGTGGCAGCACCACCGCCAAGAGTTCCTATGATATGGTTCAGCATTGCAGGATCAGTAGCCTCGTCAAGCAGACTGTTGCCCCTCATGTTCTCGTTGCCGGGAGCCACGTCGTTAGTCTTGGCATTCACCCACTTGTTCAAGTCCATCAGCTTCTCGGGAGTTCCGCTGTAGGCATTCATCCATGCAGGACGGTTCTTCGTGTAGTCACCCTCTCGGCGTATCGGCGTACCATTCCAGTCGCTGTTAAGCCACCATTCCACAAATGGAGCAAAAGCAGTAGGCGACACACCCTTCAAGAGTTCCTTTCCTGGCTCTTTGTCAAAGGTAGCTGAGTTCATGAAGTCCACTACTGGCAGCAGCTGCGACATACAGCCCACAGCGTCCATTGCTGCGTTTCTCGTACTCTTCACGTTCTTTGCTGCAGTCATACCTGCTGCAATGTCACCAAGTCCGTAGAAGGCCCTCAGCTCAATCGCAAGCGGAATGGTCACGAACTCACCGCCACCTTTATATATACACAGGTTGTTTCTCCTTATGTATTCCGGCAACTCGCCATACGGGTCTTTCACGCCCTTACGCTTCTTCTCGTCCTCGCTCGCAATCATGGCGTTGTTCACGACAGCAGCCATTATGCCCAGCCCGAAAGGCATAGCCATCATTGAGGCGACAGTACCCACAGGCGCCTTCTTCACGTTGTTCATGAGCAAGTGTGTGCTCTGCACGCCAGCGTTGAAGAACATCGAGTAGTTCCTTAGGTAGCTCGCAATGGTGCCGTACACATTTCTGCGCATTTCCTTGCTCGTGCCCATTTCACCGTTCTTGAACGTCTTGATGGCATCACCCGAGCCGTGACGGTTGAAGTTCGTCGACACCTGCTTGGCATCATAGGCACTTCTCACAGCCGAGCGTCCGAGGTCTCTTGATGTACAGAAGGTCGCAAATCGCGCCATGTTCTCTGCCACCTCGTTCAGGTTCTCCACGTTGCCTACGAGGAAGTCACGAAGCGCCTTGCCAGTCTTCGCCACCTTGCTGTGTTCACGGCTCACGTCGCGCTTATAATCCTTCTCCCATTCCTGCATCGTCTTCACCTGCACCCATCCGGTCTCACCGCCGTTCTCCATAAACTCCTTGAAGTAGCGCTCCATCTTCGAGTTGCCTAATGTGCCCTCTCTGTATCGTGCGTACAGGCCCATGCCTACGCCCTCCTTTAGGTCTTTCCACTTCAAGCTCTTCAAGGCACCTGCGCCCTCGTTGTATGCCACATTCAGCGGGTTAAGCTCCGCATAGTATCTCAGCCACTTCTTGCCGTACATCACACCCTCCTTTGCCGTTACGTTGCTCGATGCAAACTCCGCGTCACGTATGATGTTACGCATCACAAACTCCGGTGAGTACGAGGTGGCCATCTGAGCCATGAAGCGTGTAGTGCTCTTCAGTCCTTTCAGTAGTGCGCTGTTGGGCGAACTGTTCTCCAGCATGCCGTTCAGAGCCTGTGCAGCACGAGGATTGCCCATCACTACGAATCTGTGTGTACGTCCGGCTATCTTCACGTCCACGAAGTGCTCGCTCTTGTTCTTCGCCCTCGCAAACTTGAAGCCTATGTCCGTGCTGTTGCTCAGCGTCTTTGCCTCGCCTTTAGCCTGCTTCGTCTTCATGTCTGTTTCAAAGGCATCCACAATGGTTGCTATATCATGAGCGCTCGCATTGTCGGGTATCTGAGGATAAGCCTCCTCCCAGATGTCGTTGCCGTTCATGTCCGTGCCTTTCTTCTCTACCCACACCTTCGTTTCCTTCACAAGGTTCTGCTCTCCGCTGTTTCTCACGAATCGGGCAAACGCCTGCTTCACGGCATTCTGTCCGCCGTTCCTTATCGCACGGTTACCCATGGCACCAATCTGAGCCAGCACGTTCACGTCGCTCAGACTCTTTCTGCCCTTGGCGTTCATCAGTGTTTCGCCTATAAAGCCCTTGCCGTTATCACCGCTTATGTATCCGTACACGTCCTCAGCGGTAGCCTCGTCATACTTGCGCAGTGGTACATACCAGTCAAACATATTCTTCACGCGGTCGTGGCGTGTTTTGTCCATCAGTCCGTTCTCGTAGTCCGAGTCGATAGAGTAGTCCGTGGCGTCCTTTATTCTCTTCCAGAGATTATCCACCGAACCCTTCTTCAAGCTCTCCATCTTCGCCTCCTGACTCATCACGGAGTCTATAGCACCAGCATCGTCATAAGGACTCTTCAAGTCGTCAATCTCTTGCAGACCGTGCATACCCGAATAGTCATGTTCCTCTGCCTTGAAGTCCTTGTCGATGTTCTGCACAATCCATTCGTCCATCTGACGGTAGTACTCCCTTAGGTCTATCTGTCCCGAACGCAGCTTCTTTCCAAGGATATTTCTCTCGCCCTTCCAAGAAGCTTCCAACGCATCAATACTATTGGATTCTTCACTCTTCACTCTTCGTTCTTCCCTTATCTTGTCTCTAACGAACAGCACTCTGTTTCTTTCAAGTCCGTGCTTGCCTATCATGTACAGGTTACACTCTCTTATCTTCTCCTCGGTGTTCTTGCCTGCAAAGCTGTCCAGCACGTCGCTCATAGCCTTGTCCAGCGGTTTCATCACCTGGTGCTCAAACAGAGTCATCTTGTCGCTCATCGCACCCTGCATGGTGTTCTGCAGAACATAAGGGTTCATCGAACTCTTCACGTCCTCTATCTTCTTGATTGACGGGTCTACAGCCTTCATCAGCTTGTCAAGCGAAAGCATGTTGTCCATAAACGCCTCTGTAGCCATATAGCCGTGAGCGTTCAGCATAGAATGGTATCGGTCAAGCGCAGTGGCAGCACTCGGGGCTGTACGGTAGTGTATCTGTCCGTCAGTAGCCTCGTCCCATTCCTCACGGCTCATGTCCTCAAAGTCGTGGTTCTTGCCGTCGTTCTCGTAGAACTCGCCACCGTGGATTTTCGTATACTCCACATTCTCGTGCTCTATCTTCCACTTCACAGCCTCAGCTCTCATCTTCCACAGCGGACTGTCGCCATACTTCTGCACATTCTTCGCAAGCCACAGCATATACTTCACGTCCTTCACGTTAGGCGAAACTCTGTAGCCTATCTCATGCAGGGCATCTGTTACCTTATTCTTAATGTAGTTCCAGAATCCCGGCTCACCCTTTCCGTCCTCTGCGCTCTTGGCGATAAACTCCTCAATAGCGTCATAGAATCCAAGGTGATTCATGTTCATCTTTTCCTTCACGTAAGCTCTCAGCTCAGCATTGATAGGGTTGTCCAAGTCCATCCAAAGGTCTCTCATGTAGTCATTGAACTTATCTCCAAGCAGCCCTCTCATGCCCTTGTGTCCTACAGTCTCGTGCCATACGGTTTTCTCCGCTGTATACGAGTCATGGATATTAGGCATATACAGATGCACCTCGCCCGTCTTCTCGTCATACCAGCCAGTCACCTGCTTACCGTTCTCAATGTCACGGCGCACCTCCTCGTTGCCAATCTCCTCAACCGAGTTCACCATCTTCACCTTACCGCCAGTCTGCTTCACAGCCTTGTCAATAGCCTTACCAATACGCTCGCTAACAGAAGGCGCAGAAGCGCCCTCAGCCACAGGCTCAGTCGGCTTAGATAGGCCCAGTGAGACATAGCCAGACTTATCACTCTCTTTCCTAAAGAAAGTTTCCCCATCTGTTAAATTTTTACTCTCATCAAGCAGTTTCTTGCCCGAATCGTAGGATTTCTCAACTCCTTGCAGTAACTTTGCAGTATCAATAGAGTTGTTTGGTGCATCCGAAGGTGGTCTGTCGGGATTTTCTCGCTTTCCAGGGGAGTCAAGCAGCTCTATTTTTGTTACTTCATAGCTATGAGGTTTATTTTCTTCCCCTCCTCTGAACTCTTGCATAGTAGTCTTCACACGGTACATCTTACCGCCTATCTCTACTGCACCATAAAGTCTATGCACCAAAACTCCTTCTCCGTATCCATTCTCTACACTACGCAATCCGTCCTCACCCTTCTTGTAATCAGGATGAATCTCTGCCTCGATGCTCTCATGAATAACATCTTTTAGCTTAGAAAGAACTGACAAGTGAGTGTCGAGATTCTCGCTTTTCTTTACTGCGCTTTCTGAAAGGTATTTATCTATTGCTTTTTTACTAATAGTGTAGGTCGTTCCGTCGCGCATGGTTGGCAGTTCTTGTTTGCCAGTTGTTACAAGATTACTAATAGCCCATGCTTTGGCGTTGTTGAGGGTTTCTCTTTCCTTGCTTCCAAAGCCATGCTTCTCAACCTCTACCACCTTCACCTTCTCCTTATTCAGATTAGGCATAACGATACCTTTCTCCTTAACTGCTCTGTCTCTCACAGCGTCAAAGTGTTCCTTGCTGTCTGAGAAGGTGTTGCCAAGTTCCATGCGGTAATGGGTGTTCGCCTTGTTATACACCTCGGCAGCATGCTCGATTCTGTACATCACACCCTTACCCTCGTACTTCTTCTTCAAGTATCGCTGCATTTCCTCCTCGGTCATGTCAGCCAACTTGCAAGTCAGTTTCTTAAGCTCCGCAAGCACAGCCTGGCTCGTCTCGTTTCTTGTCTGACGTTCCTGCTGTTCAAAGGTCTCGTATGTACTGGCAAGGAATTTCTTCTTCTGCTCGGCACTATATCCATCCATGTCAAACGGAATGGAATAGTCATTCCAGTCGCCTCTAACGCGCACGTTGATGCCGCCCTCGTTAAAGTCTACCGTCACATTCTTCAACTCCTTCAAATCCTTCACGGTCTGCTTGCTCTTCTTCATCATTATCGCATTGGTGTCGATAATGCGGTCGGGCATTTCCACGTCGCGCAAATCCTCGAAGAAGTCCTCTATCTTGTCGTAGTGACCGCCCAAGTCCCATTTCTCTACGCTGCCAGCCTTGGCACGCATAGCCTCGTTGCTTATTTTGTCCACTACTACCACACGGCAGACAACATTAGTACCTGCCTGTTTGAACACGATGTCGGGCAACTCTACCTCCGCACGCATTACGGCGGTCTTCTCGCCCTCAATCCATTTCTCAAACTTCTTGTCTGTCGAACCTCTTGGAATAAGGGCCACAACACGACCGCCTTCCTCCAAGTGCTTGAATGCCTTACCCAAGTGAGCAATGGCTGTCGCTCCTGCCGTACCAAACGGTGGGTTCATTACTACTACGTCGTGCTTGTTGCTGATGTCGTAGTTCTCGAATATGGTGTTTTGGAACTTCCGGCCCAGTCCTCCTGCCTTCAACTGTAGTTTTGTGAACAGGCTCTGACTCGGCTCTATCGCTACCATTTGATTGCCCTTAGGCGCATATCTCGCTATAGCACCATGTCCTGCACTCGGCTCCAGCACTGTATCGCCTTCGCCCATATTCGCCCATTCCATCATCTTATAGCCTAATGGTTCAGGTGTTGGAAAGTAGTCTACACCCTCTCTGTTGCGGGAGTTCAGCTTCTGGTTAGAGTAGTAGTCAAGCACAGCATTGTCAAATCCGTCTGTGCTTTGGTCTTTAGGCGCGTCAAATTCCTTGCCGCCTACGCCCTGCTGATCGATAGGCACTACTCCGCTATGCTCCAGTATACCGTTGGCGAAACTGTCTCTTAGGCTTCTTGCCTGACTGCCAAGCGCAAGGTTCTCAGTTGTCGATACCTGGTTGTTGAACTTCTGTCCGAACAGCATCATTTCTGAGTTAAGTCCCAATATCGGGTACTCAAATATGGCGTTGCTCTTGTTGCCGATACGGTAGGTACGTCCTTCAATCTGCAATGCTGTGATAGGACTCTGAGGCAACGCCAGTGTAATGCACACACGCTGATGCTTGCCAGTAGTGTCATGCAGCGAGATACCTTCCTTTCCGCTCGCCTCCTGTATCACGATGATGTTCTTGCCACTATCGTCGCTATTGAAGGTGTCCACTGCCTTGTCCTTCGCCTTCGTGCTTTCCTTTCCACTGAAGAACAATACCTTGTCCTTGCCGAACACCTTGGCTATCTGCTCTCTCGGCATGCTGTAGTCCAATGTCTGCTCCCACTCCAACAAGTCGGCATACTTCTTTCTGAAGTCCTTCACAGCCTGTATAGCCTTCTTCTGCTCTTCGCCTGGTTTCATTAACGCAATCGAGCGGTTTGCCTGCTCCAGCATCGAGGCGAACGGCGGCTTCAAAGGCTCCTTTGTCTCCACTCTTCGGTGGAATATCACTACCTTGCGTCCTGCGTCCAAATGTGCCTTTATGCGCTCTATGATGTTTGCCACCTTCATAGTCTCAAACAGAGCGCTGCCATAATTATAGTCGCCTATCGTCCTACGGTAAGCGTCTGCCAACACTCCGTGTCCTCTTACGGCATCCTGCACAGCTTGGTTGAACTCCTCAGCATGGTCGGGAGATACAGTCGGGAAGTCTCTCGAATAGTCATACGGACTGTCTATGATGCGTCCGCTCATAGTACCTAACGTGTGTTGCAGATAGTCCGAGAACTCAATCTCCTGCTTGGCTACAGCCTCGGGGTTGCTCGTGCTCTGCTCCAGTCTGTTGTAGCGGAACTTATATGCAGCTCCAAAGTGGTCAAGATAGAACTGTGTGCGTCCGCTAATTCTTCCGCCCTTTTCCACTTCGGGATACTTGAAGATGTAACCCTCCGCATAGTCAAGGTTCTCACGAGTGTTGAACGGTGTTGCCGAGAGGAAGATTGTCTTCGTGTCCTTCCACTCGTTCTTTGCCTGCGCTTTAAGTTTAGGCTCCACTTCGTTTGTGTAATGGCTCAATGCTTTCACAAACTCGGCGTGTATCTTGCCAAGCTTCGGGAAGCTGGCATAATCTCCAGGAGTAAATCCGTTTCTCTCCTTCGGCAACATTCTGCTTGTAGCATAAGCTACGTCACGTGGTGTCGCGCTCGGGTGACTCGCTTTGTATTCGTCCTGTATACGTTTCACTTCCTTGCCGCGCTCAGCGTCAAACCGCTCACCAAGGCTTTTCATCTTCTGATAGTCCTTGTTCGTCTCCTGCAATCTCAAGAAACAGTGGTTCTCGCTTCTGTTCGTCACCATGTAGTGCTGCATACTGCGTGCCGTCTCCGTACCATTCTTGTTCTCCATGATACGGTGGCTCTCGTCGTATATCACAGCGTCCCACTTGGTTTCCAGCAGCTTCTTATTCACGCCGAAGTTGGCGAATGTGGTTATCACTACGCCCTCACCGCTCTCTGTAGTAGCAGTAGTGCCATGCTCCTTGGCTATGCTGTCAAGGTCGCGAATCTCCATGTTCAGGTTGCGTCCGTCCTTTATCCAGTCGCTCACCTTCTTCTGACTCGGGGTTACAATAAGTATACGTCCCTTGCCTTGCTTCACAAGTCGCTTGGCAACGCCAAGTCCCGTAAATGTCTTGCCCGTACCCGTGCCGTTGGTGAACATGTAGCCCTTGCCGTAGGCGTGCTCTCTGTCCGCGTGCTCATTGCCGAAGAACTGCGTCTCCGCTCTCAGTACGTCTTCCTGCTGTTGGGGTAGCAGATAAGGCAGAGTCTCCTCGATATTCTTCTTGTCGCCCACCTTCACCTTGATAGGCTCGGCGGCCACCTGGCGCTTGTACTTCTCGGCATTTGGCGTAGCTATCTCCTTCTTCATGCGCTCCGTTCCGAGAATGCTTGCCCATTCGCTAAGCTTATGGGTCACACCGTCAACCTCGATATTGGAGTTCCACATGTTCTTGATGTAGTCATACACCTCCTCATCGCTAAGGCCGAGCTTTGTTAAGTGACCGCCGAAGCTGCCCTTCATGGCATCTATCCAGTCGTTAAGCTTCACAACGCCCTTCTTGATGTGGAGATAGCCCAACTTTGTCAGCGCAGGAATCAACTGCTTGTACACGGCCATCTTCTGCTTGTTGATACCAAGCTTGCCCAACAGATGGTCGCTTGCCAAAGGAATGATAGAAGCGTTTGTACGGTCGCTTATGATACTGCCCTTGGTTCTTCCGTCAAAAAGGCTGTTGAACAAATCGTCAACCAACGACTGAGTGTCGCTGATTTCCTTGTCTATCTGTTCTACTGTTGACAGATTTCGGCTATCAATGCCTCGTCCGCCGGTAGCTTCACCAGCTTTTTCATCACTAAAGTTGCCACTTCCTTCATTTCCTCGCTCACGTACATCACGTCCCGTGCCACGTACTCCACGGCTTCCTCTGGGCTTAGTACCTCCAGTAGATACTGGTTCCACTCTGGATGCTCCTCCGTGAACTTGCTCACCGCCCCGTTCTCCAACAGCAGTAGTAGCGTGTACCTTGCCACTCTCTCCGCCAGATACTCGTTCTCCTGACTGTACAGATTCTCCTCTTTCAGGATTTCCGTCACCTTCGCTTCCACCCAGTTGTCCGCTATCCACTCCTTGTGGTCGGCTGTCAGTTCGTCCCAATCCTTCGCCGCCTGCATTATCGGCAGCATCCAACTGTGTTCCGTCTTCTGTTCCGCTACTTGGTACAGAATCTCGTTCTCTATTCCTAACATTGTCGTAAACTGTTAAATAAGATAATGTGTTAATAATATTCTTGTCTCCGTTGAGATAGGCCACGGCGTTTGCCTTGTCTACGCCATCACAATCAGAGTTCTTAATCTCGTCAGCATCAAGAGGTTTCTTCTCGGTTTCGGCTACCTGCTCGTCAAACTCCATATCAGCCCAAGGCTTGTCTATCTTCTCGGCTTCTGCCTTGCCAAGCTCCTCGCCTATTATCTTGCGTCTCTCAACCAAGCCGATGCCCTTGCCTCTCAACGTAGAGTCCATCAGGCCCTTCAGCTTGTCTGTCAAACGCTTTACCTCGCTCGCGTCGCCACTCTTCTTTGCCTCCGCAAGCTCAGCACGCGCCTTCGTTATCTGCTCGTCCTTGAACAGCTCCGCCGCCTTCCGCATCCCATCCAAAGGATTCGCCTTAGGTTCCTTGCCGTCACCCACAGGCTTAGCACCCTCAGACTTCTCCCCAGGCTGTTCCCCTGGCTTAGTAAGGCCCAGTGAGGCTTCGGAAGGCTCATTACCCTCAACCTTGTCTACGTCTCGCTGTCCTTCATTATTTCTCGAGCCTTTGTCAGTGCTGCCCAACCCGATATTTCCGGATTCTCCTTCTGTATTTTTGACATGAGTTCCGCTGTCCTTCTTGGCAGGTATAACATCGATATTCTCCCCTTGTCCCGTATTTCCACGTGAACCAAGTCCTTCTCCTTCTGTTGGTTCGCTTCCTCCTCGCGCTTGCGGTTCAGTTCCCTCAGAGCTGCCAGCATCGCCATTTCCTTCTTTGCTTGAATGTCTTGTTTCATAGTTCTTCCAGTTTCTAAGTTTCAAAAATTCGTTTACAAAATCCTCCTTCGTTGGTCTCTCGCCGAACATTTCCGTCTGACTGGCATCCGCATAAGGAGCGGCATTTCTGTTATACGCCATCAT